ATATCAACAGTTGATTATTGGGTAATTCATCATATAAATTTAAAATATAAAAAAAAAGATTTTAATCAAATATTTTATTCCCAAGAACCAAAACGAGAAACTTCAATTAAAAAACAAAAGAAATTTTTAAAGATGTTAAATAATCATCTTAAAATAGGTATTTTAGAATATCCATTAATTATAATTAAAAATTTTACTGAATTATATATAGAATTTATAAAAGAATTGGAATATCAAATAATTGATTATGAAAATAAAATTTATTTCCTATCTTGTGTTCGAAGTTTTAACAGAGACATCTATTCAATTTTTAAAGAAGTATTTGATAATGATAATGATAAAATAATTTTACCATTTATAATATCCTACATTAAAAATTGATTTATATATGACTTTCTATAATAATTATTATAATTATCAATAATGATTGAGTTTAGTTTGTTATTATCTCTATATAAATTTGATTATCGTAATTATGAAAATAATGATAATATTTATGAATATAATGATTTATCAGTACGTCTTAAATTTGAATTTATTAAATATGAAAAATTTATAAGAATTAAATATGGAACTGAAAATAAATCAATTATCATAAGAATTGAAAATTTAAAGAAAAATAAATTATTATTTCAATATTATATTGCTTCTTTATTATGTTGTGTTAATTATAAAGAAATTAATAAGGATAATAATTATGATTTATTTTCTGCAATATCAACAGTTGATTATTGGGTAATTCATCATATAAATTTAAATATTAGGAAAAAAGAATTTAATCAAATTTTATATTCTCAGGAACCAAAAAGAGAAACATCAATTAAAAAACAGAAGAAATTTTTAAAGATGTTAAATAGTAATATAAAAATAGGGTTTTTAGAACATCCATTAATTATAATTAAAAATTTAACTGAATTATATCTAAAATTTATAAAAGAATTGGGAAATCAAATAATTACTTATGAAAATAAAATTTATTTTCTTTCTTGTGTTCGAAGTCTTAATAGAGACATCTATTCAACTTTCAAAGAAATATTTGATAATGATAATGATGTAAATCAATAATTTTTTATATATGATTTTCAATTATAATTATTATCATAATTATCATAATGGTTGAATATAGTTGTTTATTATCATATTTTTCAAATGGAAAAATTAGAATATTTTTTGAATTTATTAAATATGATAAATTTATAAAAGTTATAATAAATCGAAAAACATTAATAATAAAATTTGAAAATTTAAAAAATCATAAATTATTATTTCAGTATTATATTGCATCTTTATTATGTTGTTTTGATTATACAGAATTTAGCGATGAAAAAGATTATCTATTAGTTAGTGCATTATCAACTGTTAAAAAATGGAATGTTCATATTCTTAAATTTAAAAAAGATATTGATTATACCTTCAATAAAATTTATAATTCAAAAGAACCAACAAAAGAAACATCCATAAAAAAAGAAATCGAATTTTTAAATTTTTTAAATTTTTTATGTAAAATTAAATTAGTTAGTGAACCATTAATTCTAATAAAAAATTTTACAGAATTATATATTCTATTTATTACAAAAATGGAATATGATATTTTATATTATGAGAATAAGATTTATCTTCTTTCTTGTATTAGAGGTGTTAATAAAGACATCTATTCAAACGTTAGAAAATTTCTTTATATATGAATTTCTATTATAATAATTATAATTATCATTAATGATCGAGTTTAGTTTGCTATTATCTTTATATGATTTTCATTATGAAGATATTAATGATAATCCGATGCGTTATGAATTTAAATTTATTAAATATGAAAAATTTATAAGAATTAAATATGGAGATGAAAATAAATCAATTATTATAAAAATTGAAAATTTGAAGAAAAATAAATTATTATTTCAATATTATATAGCTTCTTTATTATGTAGTTTTAACTATACAGAAATTAATGAAGATGGTTATAATATATTTTCTGCATCATCAACAATTAATTTTTGGATCATTCATACTATCAACTTAAAATTTAAAAAAAAAGATTTCAATCAAATTTTATATTCTCAGGAACCAAAACGAGAAACTTCAATAAAAAAACAAAAGAAATTTTTAAAGATTTTAAATCATCATATAAAAATAGGTATTTTAGAAAATTCTTTAATTATACTTGAAAAAATTGTTGAGTTATATCTAGATTTTATTAAAGACTTAGAATATCAAATAATTGATTATGAAAACAAAATTTATTTCCTATCTTGTGTTCGAAGTTTTAACAGAGACATCTATTCAACTTTTAAAGAAATATTTGATAATGACAAAAAAGTAATTTTGCCATTAATAATATCCTCAATCAGTTCAAATGAAATCTTCCAAGTAGAAAGGTTCGATTAGCATCATCTGCATCGTCTCAATCATACTCAAAGGATGTTCGAATTCGCCATTCTCGTATAACCTGTAGATGCATTTAAGAAGTTTATTAATCTTCTTATCACTCGACTGGCGTTTCGGTTCCTGAGAAAGGAAGGGATTTTCCTTCATCCAACAATGTTCATACTCCTCCAATTTGTAATCGCAGTATTTGGAATATTCACTCCTACCATTTTCGATTGAAATGCTGTGAAAGACATAACTATCGTAATTTTCTGGAGTGCATTCGCAATTATCGCGAAGACACAGCAATGACAGAATATAGAAATCGAACAGCATTTCAGAATATTTCAAATTCTCAATTGCGATTACGACCTCCTTGTAAAAGTACTTCAATCTTATTTTGATAAACTTCTCATACTTCATAAAGATGAGGATGAGTGGAACATGTTCATAGTTATATCCAAGACAGAGGCAGCTAATTTCAACCATTGCTGAAGGGTGACCTTTTTTACTGGTAAAAATAATTTAAAAATTTTAAAATCACTTTCTTCTTATTTTCAATTAAATTAATACAAATTTATTTCTATTATTTTATTATTAAACAATGACAAAAATTATTTCTAATTTTGCCATTTATAAAATCCAACTCATAAGAACTTCTTGATGGTCGAATAGACGTCTTTATTAGCGCCTCGAATGCAGGAAAGAAGATAAATCTTATTCTCATATTGAATAATTTCATCCATATTAAGTCTTTCGACTAATAATGAAAGATACTTTTCAATATAATATATCGGATCTCTAATATGCTTTCTGTCATAGTAGAAATACAACATCTTGAAAAATTTATTTTGTTTCTTGACACTCGTCTCCTTCTTCGGTTCTTGTGATAGTAGAGGGTTTTTCATAAAATCCTTCTCGAATAGAACAACGTCGTAATTATTCGCGAAAGACAGATACATCCAGAACTTTTCAGTCGAAATACCATAAACATTATGACGAGAAACCTTTGAACAATCTTCTGTGGTAAGCAGAGAGAGGATATAGAATTGATAGAGCAACAGAGATTTTTTCAAATTCTCAATCGAAATAACAATCTTTCTTTTCTGCAGGATGATTTTCATAAACTTCTCGTATTTGATGAATGTGATATTCACAGGGTCGTGGTAGTAATTCATGTAAAAACAGCTAATCTCAATCATTGAACGCTATGACCTTTTTTAGGGGTAATTATTTTTTTTAAATAATAATATCATTTTATTTTTATTTTGAAATAAATTAATACAAAAAAATTATTGAAATCACATATATCTCATAATGTTCGAATAAATATCCTTGTTGAAACCGCGAATGCAGCAAAGAATATAAATCTTATTCTCATAATCAATAATTTTATTTGTAGAATTATAAATAAATCTTTCAATGTAGAACAAAGGATTATAAATAAGTCCATCATAGTAAAATTTGTTAATCATTCTTATGAATTTGACTTGCTTCCTTACACTAGTCTCTCGCTTTGGTTCTTGTGTTTGAAACAGATTTCTTAATACATTCTTATTAAAAATGATTGTCGAAATGCGACAATTGCTATGATTTGTAGTAAATGCATAAGAGATATATCTATCATTTTCAATTGAAATACTTTTGAAAACAACAAGAGAAACGAAATAGAATTGATAAATCATTTCGTAATACTTCATATTCTCAATTTCTAATACGATCTCTTTATGATTTAAAATAATCTTTATAAACTTCTCATATTTCATAAAAGTAAATATGATAGGTTCATTTGGTGAATGCATGTAAAAGCAGCTAATTTCAACCATTGAATGATGATAATTTTATAATTATAAAATTAATAATCAATTTTATTTAATATTTACAAAAATATAAATACAAATATAAATAATAATAAAAATGATTATTTTAAATAATTATCATAATTATCATAATTAAATGACGATTGAAGTAAGCTGTGTTTATTTTGATTATAATTATAAACAAGAACCTATTATATTTACTTTCATTAAATATGATATGTTTATAAAAATTAAATATGGAAATGAAAATAAATCAATTATAATAAAAATTGAGAATTTAAAGAAAAATAAATTATTGTTTAATTTCTATATTCTTTCAATCTTAATTAGTAATAATATTTCAAAAAATTATGAAATAAGTAGTTTTTATGGTATTTGTAGTTATGATAAATACACTTTTGTAGAATTTGAGAAAACATGGTTAAAAAATAGAATTAGTAATTATGATAAATTCTCTTTCATAGAATTTGAAAAAATATGGGTAAAAAATCCTTTTCTATCACAAGAACCAAAACAAGAGACAAGCATTAAGAAACAAAAGAAATTCATAAAAATGATTAATAATTATTATGATTATGGAGATATTACAGATCCAATTTATTTGATTAATATTTTTCAAGAATTTTTATTAAATAAATATACAAATGAAATTAAAAAAATTATTGAATATGAAAATAAGATTTATATACTATCTTGTATTCGTGGTTTCAATAGAGACATCTATTCAAACATTAAAAAATTCTTTTGAATTGATTTTTTTTCATTTATAAATAAAAATGATTATTAGAAAAATAAAAGTGATCACCGCTGTCATCGATGGTTGAAGTTAGTTGTTTCTACATCTACTATGAAATCGAGCCTGTCAATTTCACTTTCATCAAATATGAGAAGTTTATTCAAATTATTCTGCAAGATCGAAGAATGGTAATAGCAATTGAAAAATTGAAACATTATAAAATTCTATTCCAGTTCTACACACTTTCCCTACTTACCAGTCAAGATATTAAGAAGGTTTCGCGTATTGGTAATACTTATGGTGTTTATACCAGACAGCAGTGGAAAGATTGCTTCGTTTTCAGTGATTATAAATTTAGCAAATTTGAGAAAGGTTTCCTAAAAAATCCGTTGCTTTCACAAGAGCCAAAGCGCGAGACAAGTTTTAAGAAACAGAAAAAGTTATTTAAAGTGATTGACAATTACTACGGAAACAAACATATCACTCATCCCTTGAATTCGATTAATGGATATATATCATCATTCATCCTCTCTTCTCGAATTGAAAAATTGATTGATGAAGAAGCGATGAAGATTATCGAACTCATTTGCGAGGATTAGTGGTGAGATTTTAGAAATGACAAAGATTAATTTTTTGTCATTTTTATAGAATTTTAATTATCCAATAAATTTCATTATCTTCAATTTTATAAGTTACAAAAATTTTATGATTATATTCTTCATTATTAATAATAATTGAATTGTCTGTTGGAAATAAATATCTACCCTCAAATTTTTCCTTAAATAAATTAATAAGATTTACATTATCATAATAATCTTTTATTTCACCTTTCAAATAATGATTTGGACTTATTTCATCACCTGTTATATAACCCTTATTTTCAATATAATTAATAATGGATTGGACTGACATTTTTAATTTTAATTTCAATGATAATTTTTAATAAAGAAATAATTTTTAAATATAAATTCAATGATAATAATCTTGAATAAAATTCTTAATAATTTTATATTTTCTTTTTGCAATTCTTTTTCCATAATTAGTTTTCATATGCGTCATTATTAATTTTGTTCTTGTTTTGATATTATTAATAATTTCATCTAAATTACTATTTTTCTTTTTAATTCCATAAATGAAATAACGGCAAATTCCCATAGAACCAAGTGATTCAATTCTGTCTGCATCCTGAACACATTTTAAAATTTTATTATTATTATCAATATTATTATAATTTGCCATTTCCTTAGAAAGTGATGTATAAGTAGTTATATAAATAATTTCTTCAATTATTTCATCATCTATTTTATCTTTAAAAAAATTATATAAAATTCTAGATTGTTCATTTTCATCATTGGTATATTTATTATCGCCTATGTCATGACATAATGATGCTATTTTAATTTTAAACATACTTAATTTATCATTAACTTTCTCTTTTTTTGCAATTTTTAATGCTAATTTCTTCACTCTTTTTACATGATTATAATCGTGTGATTGATCATATGATTTCATATAATTTTTAACAAACTTTTTTGTCTCTTTAATCATACTCATATTCATAATTAACAAAACAAAAAATGACTAATATTATTATTAATTCAATTTTTATATATAAATAATATCAAATGAATGAAGATTTAATTCTTTCTAATATGACAATTATTAAATATCATTTATTTGAAAAGGAGAGAGAACTTCCAGATGATATTATTAATTTAATTATTTCTGAATTAATTTATTATTATAAGGAAAGAATTATACGAAATGAAATAAACAAAATTATAAATTCTTTAAATTTCTTTGGAAGATGTTATTATAATAATTCAAAAAAAATATTTATTTATAAACATTTCAAATATGATATTATTAAATTTAATAAAATAAATTTATTCTATTAGGTTCGAAACCATTCAAATCGTAATAAATCATTTTCAATAATTTCTTTTGTTTTCTCATAGAACTTTCCATTTTTGGTTCCTTTGATCTCATGTAATTCTTTTTGATTTCATTGAATGAATAATTATTATCGAAACTATTATGATTGAAATTATATTTTCTTATCATAATTCTTTTGATATTATCATTATAATCATAATTACTTGAAATGAATGAAAGAAAATAAATTTGAAACAATTGTTTAATTTTAATCAAATTTTCAAGATTAATATTAACTATTTTCTTATTATAAATAATTTTCACATAATTATCATAAGTAATGAAAACGAAATTATGTTCAATTGAATTAAAAACGGTATAAAAACCTGTAATACTAATCATTTGAGAATAGGAATGATAAATAATATCAAAAAATAAGAAATATTCATTTTTTTATTATTTTTTTCAATGAAAATTATATTTTTATTTTCAATCCTTTCCATCCATCCTTAGTTGTATAAATTCCATAAATCTTCTCTAAGTATGATTTTACCTGAACTCTTTCAGGATGTCTCTTACCCTTCGATACATTCTCCACACACCATAGACGGAAATCATTATAAATCTCCATAAATCCTATCTTATCTTTGATAGTACTATCAGTAATAATTCGTTCACTAATGTATTGTCCAATAACATCATTATTATCTTTATATTTCTGTGTAGCATTAATAACTTCTCTTGGTTCATTAATTTTATTTGGATTAATTTTCTTATGACGTTCAATTAACATAGAAATGAAATAATCAGAATATGCTTCAAATTTCTCTGATAATTCTAAATCCATAATAAATTCATTCGGTTTTTCTGGATCTGGATTTTCACAGAATTTCGATGAAAACTCGACAACTCTCAATCTTCTCCAAACACCACCATCTTGAGACGGAATTTCAGGCAATTCATTACACGCTAAAATCATCTTGAATTGTGGTTTAAATTCATAAGGTTCTTTATATAATCCTCTTGTTAGAATTCTATCATTTCCTGACAATTCTTTCATATATCCAACATTAATTTTATCATTCTCATTCGGTTCTTGCATAACTGCAAATCGTCTTCCCTTCATTCTTTCAATTTCACCCTGTGCTGAATTTGAAGCAGCTCTTTTCTGTGTCAATAATGCAATAGGTAAAGTTGCGTAATAATCACCAATTGATTTTTGAATTAAATCTAATAATCTACTTTTGCCATTACTTCCTTGACCTGTGAAGATATAAAATCTTTCTTGTGCAATAGAACCATCAATCGCGCAAGCGAGAATATCTAGAACATAATTTCTCAAATTAACATTTGTAAATACTTTCTCAAAGAAATCATTAATTTCTATTACCTCTGGATAAATAGGAGAATAGGGAATATAATTCTTATTTGTAGATAGTGAAATATAATCATCTGGCATACCTTCTCTAAAAATATGCATCTTCATATCATAAACCCCATTTTTGAAACCAATTAAATGCGGACGACAATCCAATAATTCTTCAAATTTCTCATCAATAAATAAACATTTACATTCTTTCATAATAGCATCCTTATAACTGGTTTGTTTAAGTTTCAATGCTATTTTTGCAGCATCTGTTCCTCTCTTATTATAAATTCCTTGTTGTGCTTGATCATAAATTGGATTTGTACTAATACTATTATAATAAATAGCTCTCTCTAAAAATCTTCTGCAAACCTCTTCACTCAAAGACTTTCTTAAATTTAATCCTTCTTTCGTTCTAACCCATCTATGACTGTCTTTATCATATTTATACCAAGTATCTTTATTAACTGCTTTATATTCACCTTTATAAATAACTTGAACTAATTTAGCGACATCATAATGAGCACCTTCTGAACCAATTGAAATATCTATTAAAGGAATTACAGAATTATCAATAATTTCTTTATATCTTTGTGGATTATCAGTTTTCGCCCACCATCTCAAAGTTCCCATTCCTAAATAATCTTTTCTCATCTGATCCCATAATCTCTGACATTCTCCTTCGATGTAATTACTACCAATTTTTGAAAATTCAACCCATTGTGCTAATAATCGATAATCAATATTTCTTAAAACCCATCCTAATGTAATCCAATCATTATATCTTTCGGCTCTCGAAGATGATAAACATTCAGTTATTAATTCTCTCGCTAAGATATAATCATCATCACTTGTATAATTCTTAATAATATTAATTTCTTTTTTTAGTAAAATATTATTCTCTAATTTCTCCTTCAATTTACTATCAATCGAAGGAAGAATATGACGAACATATTCTTCAATCTCAGTTTTATAATTTTCTTTAATTTCAGTTTTCTCACTAGTAATGAAACGCATTGAAAATAATTTAATAAATGAAATTTCTTGTTCGACATTTGCAACATAATTACTATCATTAGTTGAATCATCTTTGAAATTATAAACTTTTGTTACTCGATATGCTTCAGAATCAGGTTTCTTACTCCCATACATCTGCCAACAATTAGAAGAAATAATAGCTTTATCGATAACATCCTCGTATTCATTACATAAATATAAATCATTGAAAATAATACTAGCAATATCTAAAATCTTCTTTCTTATGAAATGTTGCATATTATTATCAATTATGATATGAGGAAATATGATATGAATCCCATCCTTGATTTTATTTCTAAATTCAGTAGGATTAGTCTTTTCCATAATATAAGCAATATTTTTATCATCATCAATATCTAAATAAGTATTGATTATCTTGAAATAATTATCAATAATAGAAAATATATGTTTATCAGTGTATAATCTTTGAATATATGTCATACCAGTCTCATTTATAGGTAAAGCAAATCTAAAATCTAGATCAACTCTTAATGGACTTGGTTCAATTGGTTTTTCAGTATAATGGAGAACAGTACCGTTATTTAATGCTAATGAATAAATATTCAAGAATTCTTCGTATTCTTCATTAGGAATATATAAAGATATTTTAGGGTTGCCAATACTAGTATTAGTAAAAGGCTTACCTTTGTCAATTTTATGTTTTAAAATAAAATTTTTAAACTTTTGTTCAGCCATTATATATTATTATTAATTTATATTTTTAAATTATAAATATCGGTCTATCATTTTTTTATTTATTACAATTAGAATTTATGTCATATTGTAGTATAACTTCTAATAACAAAACTTATTGCTATTCCTTGAAATCCTTAATTACCATTCTTAATGCGTGGAATTATTTAAATCCTGCGAAAAATAGAATTCAAATAGATAAAAAAAATTTAAACAATTCTGATTTTATCTTTCAAGAACTTGAAAAGAAATTTAATCGCTATACAATTACTCTTGATAATAATTATTGGGCTTGGGTGGATATTATAAAACTAATCAATAAAAATATTAAAAATAATTACAAACTTAATAAAGTTATGACTGCTATTGAAAAAAGAGATTTGAGACCTGCGCAACCAGATGATTGGATTGCGAATAAACACGAATGGTTGTCTAATTTTGATATTGAAAATGTCTTAAATCAATTTGATAATAAGAAAGATTTATATTATAAATTCCACGGAGTTTTTACAATTGATTTCGGTATGAAAGATAAAACTAGTAATACTTGTAAATATGATAGTAAATGTCATATTAATATGAAAGAAATCATAAAATCTGGTAAGAAATATTTTGGATTTATTACTAATTTATGCAAACACGATGAACCAGGAACTCATTGGACATCAAGTTTCTTTATTCTCGACCCATCATTAAAATCTTATGGTGGTTATTATTATGATAGTGTTAAAAAACCAATTCCAGAATTATTAAAACCAGTTTTCATAAATATTCAGAAACAAATGAAAACTATTTATCCTAATAAGAAATTTAATATTAATATTAATAATGTTGAACATCAAAATAGTAATACAGAATGTGGTGTTTTTTCAATTGCATTTCAGCGCAGATGGTTAGTTCTATTATATAAAGATAGACATAATGCAAATTTTAACAAGGTTATTAATTTTAATAAAATGAATGATAATGTTATGTATTTATTAAGAAATGTATTTTTTAGACCAAATATAAAAACAATACTTAAAAAAAAGATAAGATAATTTTTTTATTGAGAAATATGGATAAATTATATTTGATTTCTCTTAAAATGTTAAAAGATAAATATGAATTAGATGAATATCCGAGAGAAAAATTCAATATTATTTATTATCAAGTTTTTGGAAGTAATAAGAATAATAATTATACTAATGTAGAAATTAACGATTTAAATAAATTAGTCTTGAAAAAGATTAATGAAAGTATTTTAAATAATTATGATAATGACAAAAGGAATGATAATGACAAAAGGAATGATAATGACAAAAGGAATGATAATGACAAAAGGAATGATAATAGAAATGATAATAGAAATGATAATGACAAGAAGAATGAAATTAGAGATATTAAAAATGAAAATGACAGCAAGAATGATGAAATAGAGATTAAAATGAATGAAATTAGAGATATAAGGAATAATATGACTTTGAATAAGGATTTAAATAAAGATTTGAACTCAGCATCAACATTAAAAAATATTGATATTGATGATAAAATTAATGAAATAGAAGAATTGAGAAATAATATGATTATAAATGCCAATTTGAATTCAAATTCGAATATTAATCATAATCAGAATGTTAAATATAAGACATTTATAATTAATTCTATTAAAAATAATTTTACAACTAATATTAATAAAACTAATATTTATCCATTACTATTATTATTACCATCTTTCATTAAAAATAAATCTCCTTATATCATATTATCATTAAGTGATAGTTATAATAATAATGTCAATTATACGTTCATATATGATAAAAATAGTAGTAATTGGGATATTTGGAAACCTGTAATAAAATCTTATAATAAAATAATATTAGAAAATACGAATTGGAATATTAAGTTATTTGATTATAATAATCATCCAATTTCTCTAAATGAATATTATTCGACAGCACTTGAAATTCTAGAAAATGATAATTATTTTAATATTAAAATTGATAAAATTCATTTATTTAATTTAAATGATAAAATAAAAATAATTTTTAGTAATAATTATACAACTGATAATATTATTAATGAGATTGATATTGAGAATAAAACGATTAAAATAAGTAAGAATAATATTAATATTCAAGAATTTATTAATTCTAGGATTTTTAATTATAATTATCAATTCTCTTTAATTTTCAAATATCATTAAAAAGAAATAATTAAAAAACTAATACGAAGATGAATATAAATGCATATATAATTAAAGTTAATACATCTAATTTGTATTTTAATTTTATTTTTTGGTTTTCTGTTAATTGAGTTGGTGGTTGTTCATATCCTATAATATTATTTATTAATAGATAAATAAGATAGATAAATAAACACATTAACATTAAATGAGTAAATATTCCACTCGTATTTATATGTAAATTCATATAATTCACTAAAATTCTTAATTTGAATGTATCAAAATTAATAATTATTACTAATACTACGAAAATAAATATATAAACTGTTAAATAATAATAAATTGAGAATTTAATATCAGTAATTGCATTTGCATCAATATAATAATGACAAATTAACAAGGTTAATAAACGTATGAAATATGCAACTACTATGAAAATATATTTATCAACATTCGATATTTCTAATTCAACTGCTGGATCTAAATTATTATTTTTAACACTATTATAAAAATCAAATTTCTTTAATTCATTTGGATATTCAGAATTATCATATTTTTCCACTAATCTATTTATAGTTGAATTAAAAACAGGATTTGATTTTCTAGGTTGAAACTTATCATTAAAAGCAGTTGTTGCAGCAGTAGTAATAGTATTAGCAGTATTATTTATAATATCTTTTACTTTTGTAGTAAGATCTTTTTTATTAGCATCATCTCCTCCTTCACCACTACCACCACTATAAATATGAATTCTATTAAGTTTCATTTCTATTTCTTTTAAGGTATTTAAAATTTTATTATTATCATCATTATTAATTTTAAGTTTATTTAAATAATTCAAAATACTATCATTAATGATATATAAATTATTATTATTAAATTCTTTTTTTTCTTTCTTTAAATAACTAAATTTATGATAAATTGAATTAATTAATACTTCTTTATTATTTTTATCTAATAAATGTCTTGCAATTTCTTCTTCATCACTTGACATCATTATTGTAATTGACTTTTGAGGAAGATTATAAATATTCAATGTGGAAATATCATTTAAATCATAAATATTATCATTAATATTGATTTGATTAAATTCACTATTATCGCTTTTAACACTTAATAAGAAGACAAATAAATAATTAATGAAATTATCAAACCCATTTAAAATAATATCATTTGATCGAAAGAAAGGTTTTAATGAAAATAATTCTTCTTTCTTATCTTCAATAACTTCATTTAAATCTAAGTCAATCTTTAATTTACTTATTAAATTATTTAATAAATCTTTATTAATTAATTTTAATAAATTCTTATTATCTAATAAAATCTTAAATTTTTCATTTTTAGAAATAAGATAATTTAAATAATTGAATAATATTATTTGGTCATAATTATAAATATATCTCAAAATAATATCATTATTATAAAAATCAATTATTTGATTTCTTAAATTTATGAAATCATCATTATAACCACCTAATTTTTTATCTTCATCATCTAATTTATCTAAGTCAAAACAATCTAAAATATTTTGAAGTTCATCTTTTATTGAAGAATTTAAATCATTTATATATCTTTTAATAAATTGATTTATAATAGTTAAAAAATTTAAATCATTTTTACTTTTTTTAATAAATACTATAAAATGATATAAATATACTTTTTTATTCTCTTCTTTTTTATTATTCTTATCTTTGTTTATCAAATAGCTTAATAATATAGTTTTAAATTGTACTATTTTGTTTAAAATATTATCTTTAATTTCTTTCATATTTTTACTATTAAAAAAAAGATCAATTATTTTTTTTATATTATGATAATTTGTAGTTGAATCATTAGAAAATGTAATTTTTAATATTTTAAGTTGTTCTATGTCTTCTAATAAATATACTTTAATAAAGTTAGAATAATCTTCACGATTTTTATAATCTCTTAATATATCTTCTTGTTGATTTAAATTTTTTTGTTCTAAACTAGTTTTTAATGTAAATGATAAATATAAATATACATATAATAATATTTTTTTTAATCCAGACATCAATCTATATGAATGAAAAGAACGCGACATAAAAACATTAATATACGTACTTCTATATTTATCAAATTGAATTTTATTAAAAAAATTATAATTATCTGGTTCTAAGCTATATACATCTTCTTCTTCATCGTCATTAGTTTTAACTCTAGTATCATCCATACATTTTCTTTCAAATTCATCAAAAGTATCAATATAATCATTACTTTTACTTGAATTAGTAATTATACCATTTTTTGCTTCTTCTTGTAATTGTGATAGTTGCAGAGGAGTAGTTATATGTTGATTACTAGTTGTACTATTTTTCTTAATAAATTCTATTAATTCTTTCTTTTTATCTTGTAAAAAAAAGGATTTACATTTTAAATAAAACTCAAATTTTATAAGAAATTCCTGAAATTTTTGTAATTCTAATTCTATTTTTTCTTTATCATCATCATATTTTTCATATAAATATTCTATATATTTTTTTCTATATTTACTAAATTCACTATTATTAATTTGTTCTAATAATAATTTTATATAAGTTAAATCATTAAATTTTGATTTATCTATTTTTTCATCTATTTTAATTTGTTTTTCAGTATTTTGAGTAATTTTAAAATCCTTTTTCATTATTTTTTCTTCATCATTAGGATATAAATAAGAAGTATAAACTACATCACTTTTATTTTTTAACCCTTTTATAATAATACTATTTTCTCTAATATATTTTATAGCTTCATTTATTTTTTGAGTACTTACATGTTGTTCTATTTTATTATGTTTTTGTTCTAATTTATTGTAAGATGTAGATAAAGTAGTTTCTAAGTTTGTCATAGTTTGTTCAAAATTATACAATATACTTTGTGTTTCTTGTAATTTAGTTTTTAGTGCTTCATTTTCTGCAGTTACTGCTACTTTATCTGCTTCTGCTATTTCTTTTGCTTGATTTAATGCTTTTTCTGCTTTTGCTCTTGCTCTTTCTTTTGCTTTTGCTGCTGCTTTTTTTAATGCTTCTTCTTTTTCTTTTTTTGCTGCTGATGTTGCTTTTTTTAATGCTTCTGCTGCTTCTTTTCTTGCTGCTTCTTCTGCTTCTTTTCTTGCTGCTTCTTCTGCTTCTTTTCTTGCTGCTGCTTCTTCTTCTGCTTTTCTTCTTGCTGCTGCTGCTTCTTCTTCTGCTTTTCTTCTTGCTGCTTCTTCTTCTGCTTTTTTTTTTGCTTCTGCTGCTGTTCTTCTTGCTGCTTCTTCTGCTGCTGTTCTTCTTGCTGCTTCTTCTGCTTTTCTTCTTGCTGCTGCTGCTTCTTCTTCTGCTTTTCTTCTTGCTGCTTTTTCTGCTTTTTCTGCTGCTGCTGCTGCTTCTTCTTCTGCTTTTTTTTTTGCTGCTGCTTCTTCTGCTGTTCTTCTTGCTGCTGCTTCTTCTGCTGTTCTTCTTGCTGCTGCTTCTTCTGCTTTTCTTGCTTCTTCTGCTTCTGCTTTTTTTTTTGCTGCTGCTTCTTCTTCTGCTCTTCTTGCTATTTGGTTATGTGCAAAAATACTTTTTGCACCTGGTGAAGAAACAACACGTGGTTGTGGTTGTGGTGAAGAAACATGTGGTTGTGGTGAATAAACAACTTCATGACTTGGTAAATATTCAGGATCACTAACTATTCTTGAATATGTTGGAGTTCTAGTTTGATATATTATTGTTCCATAAGTATCATTTAAATCTTGATTTAGATTAATATTTGATGTTACAATTGATAATTCTTGAAATGTATTATCTATTTGACAACAATGATATTTATGCGTATTACCATCATCTTTATAATAATTATAGATACGTTTATCAATAATTATTCTCTGTCCATCTGATGAAATATAATGTAATTTATTATAAATATTGTAAGATTGATATATATCATCTCCTAATAATATAAACATTTTGTCATTTGTTATAAGATAATTTTCTTCATTATGAAAAGTTAAATTATAAGTATTAATGCCTTGTCTATCATAAATTACAATATTATTATAATTATAAATATAATTATAATTATTAAATGTTGCTGTTATTCTCAAATTTTGATTTATTTGATTAGGATTACGTGGTGTAAAAATTATACTACCATCAGTACTATAATTTTTTTTAAAATATTGTCCATAATCTATATCTCTTGATCGTGATTGTGTTTTAGTAAAAAGAGTTGACATTATATTTAAAAATCTATTTATAGATAATAATATTTTAATTATTATAAAAAATTATTAATATATATTTTTTTAAAATGATCTTTTACTGCATCTAGTTGTTCATTATCATATAATCTATTACTTTGTTTTCTAATAAATTCATCATAATTAATGTTAAAATCTTGTAAATTTATTTCATGTAATAAATTTACATCTTTTCTTTTAATTTTGTTAATTTGTTCATTGATGATACTTCGTAATTTTTCATATTTTAATTTTAATTCAGGATTATTTTCATATGAAGTTATAGTTATATCTTTAATTTTATTAAATGAATTAAAATATTTTAAATAAAAAAAATTATAAACATCTAACATAATTTTTTCATCATCCATTTCTTTTATTTTTTCTTTTTCATCATCTATTTCTTGTGTTTTTTCTTTTATTACATCATCATAATCATACTTATTTTTACAAATTTTAGTAAAATCATCATTTGTTTGAATATATGAAATCAAATCAGTATCTGCATCAGTATTTAAATATTTTTTGTTTAAATCATTTAAATTTGTAAATACATTTAGATTTTCTAATTTTACATAACTTAAGTAAATTTTTATATGATGAAAAAAAATATTTAAAAATGAACAAAATTTAACTTTATCAAATCTTATACTAATATTTTGCATTCGAATTTCATTTATTAATTCATCAATTATTAATTTATTCTTATCATCAAGTTTAAAAACCGAGTTTTTAATTAAATTATTAAATATATCAATAAATACTTGAAAATAATAAAATTGAGATTTTTTTAATGAATTAAAAAATGAATATAATATCCCATAATAAAGGAATAATTGTTTAATAAATGTTTTAAAATCTTCATTTTTATCATATAATAATTTAAAATAAATATCATCTTGTAATTCATAAAATTCTTTAATTTTTATTTTGAAATAAGAAGAAACCATATTTGAACTCGTCCTTTTAGAAATCATTTTTTCACCATCAATAGTTAATATTTGAGCATATTCACCAATATTTGCATTAATATAATCATCCAATGATTTAAGTTGATTATCAATTAAATCTTTATCTTTTTTTTCTTTGAATTGTTTTGAAAAAGATTTCTGTATTTTTACTAAATCTTTTTTATTAGAATTAAATGATTTTTCTAATTTTTGTAATTGACTAATATCTTTTTTTTCATCATTAATATCTTTTTTTAATTTTAATAAATTACAATAATTTTCTATAATTTTTTTAACATTTTCATCAGTTTCAGGGTGCTCTAATAAATATTTCATACAATTATCATAATCATTAAAATTTTTTAAAGCATTTTTTAAATCAGGATTCATCATTAAATCATATTTTAATTTTTCAAAATTATCATTAAAATTTTTGATAAATGTTTTTTTCTCATCTTTTTGTTTATTTTTACTTTCAGCATCCTTCTCCACTAATTTAGCTTTAAGTTTTTCATTTAATTCGTCTTGTTTAACTTTTCTAACTTTTGCTTTTTCTATTTCTTTCTTCTCTATCTCTTCTCTTTTTCTTATTTCTTCTTCCTTCTTTCTTTGTTTTTCATCTAATTTTTCTCTTTCTTCTTGTATTATTTGAGCATTGTCAAATGTATGTTCTTGTCTATCTATTTTATGATCAATTTTTTCACTAACATAATGCGTATCTAAAGTAGTTAATAATGATGGTATTATAATAGTATTTAAATAATCTTGTAAAAATTTTTCATCTTTGGTTATTTCTTCATTTTCAAATAATGAATAAACTTCTTTTATAATATCATCAATTGATTTATTAGTTGAACTTATTAATTGTTTAATAGTTCTAATTGTCATTAAATAATTACCTGGTAAATCTACATATGTATTAAATGTTCCTTCTTCATTTCCGAAGAAAATAGTATTTAATTCTTCCAATCTTTCTTTCTCTTCTTGTGTAAATATAACAGTTTTTTCTCTTTTAGATAATTTTTTTTTATTATATAATTTATTATATTCGATATAATTTCTTATTATCTCTTTATCGCTATAAACATCTGGATAAGTAGTTTGCAAATAATTTATAACATTTTCTATTATAAATAATTCTCTGGAATTTGATATTAATTCCATTTTTTAATAAAACAATTCTAATTTAATTATATAATTAAAATTTAAGTGAAATAATGCTCGTTAATACCCATATTATTAGTGAAAAATTAGATATTGATATATAAATTTCATTCTTCTTCTTATAATCATAACTAATATTATCTCCATCACTATCACCAATAAAATTAACATCTTTTCTATCCATAACAAGAACGAATGGAACAAATAATAATATTAATATTATAAAAAGATGAATTGCTAAACTCAAATAACCATTCGTATAAATATAGAAATAATAGAAATAATTTGGAAAGACGGTTATTGAAGATATATTCGAAAATAATTCAAAAACTGGGTAAAAATACATTACATTTACAATTGATGTTATAAATATGAAAAATAGGATATAAATGATTGTATAATAATTATATGCCTTTGAAAAATTATTAATAATATTTGAATTTAAACACCAATAAATGAATTGTAATGTTAAAAAACGAATAATATAAGTAACAATAATAAATGTTATTCTATCATAAATATTAATTTCTAATCTTTCTGGACTATATAAAGGATTTTTAAGATAATTTTTATAAAGTTGTTGTAAATCATCAGTCTTCTCACTTATATCAGCAGTATCAACATTAAAAAAATCTGATTTATCAGCGTCTCCATCGACTTTTCTAACTAAATCATCAATTGTTTTAGGTGGTTGTAAATTAAGAACTGGCGCTATTTTCTTAACATCATTTAAAAATGTTTCCATAGGTTTAAAAGGTTTCTTGACATAATAATCTTTTGAATATTCATCATCTATAGTACCTAGAATTATCCTCCTTCTAGGTGCTTCCTGTGTTGGTTGTATTTGATGAGTTTGAAGAATTTCAAGTGGCGGAGATCTATATTCACTTTCATTCACAACTTCTTTTTGAACTTCATTTTCAGTTGCTTGTTCTTGACCTTCTACTGCTTCACCCCCTTGGGCATCACCTTCTGCACCGCCTTTTCTTTTTACACTATTATCATTAGTAGTAGTAATACTTGAAATAACATCAAGAAATTGATTATAATTATTACCTCTATTACCTAAATTTTGAGACAATACATTAAGAACTTTTTTCTTATTTTTATTACTTAATTTTGATAATGAATTAGATATTTTTGCCAATTTTCCTTGAAGTTCTTCATAATAATCTTTGCTTTCTTTTGTTCTATATAAATATTTATATAAATTTGATGGTGATGAAAAACCATCCACGAATTTCATATAAAAATTATATCTCTTTGGAAACATTTTTTTAATATAATCATCACTAATTACGAAAGAACCTAAATTCAACATAACTTTATTCGGATTTTGAATATTTGTCAAATCTTTAAAATTGAAAAAAAATTCTGTCATTCTATTTATAAAGACTGATTATTTATATATACAAACCACAAACTTAAAATAATAATAGGAACTGTTAAAGATATTATTAATATATAACTATAAAATTTATTATAAATTACAAAAAATATTCTTAATATTGCCAATAATGCTAAAATTGATACAATTGTTATTGATATATAAATTGGAGTAATATTATAAGTATTATAAATATTTTTTTTATTATTAATTTTTTCTAATAATGTTAATAATTCGTCATTACCATCTGTTACAATTGGATTACTAGTATTATAATAAGCAATTGGAAGACTATTTAAAGGTATGTAATTTGTATCAAAAACTTTTAAAATATGTTCTTTATCAATAATCTCTTTCAAACCTACAAAATTATAATTAATATTATTATTGGCATCAACGCAATTATCATTATTATTATCACCAGAACTACTCATTATTATTCCTTATATTAAATTATATTAATATTTTATTAAATAAGCTTCTCCAAAAACAACTACAAATATTATTAATAATATTGGGAAGTTATATGCGACATTATCACAATTATATTTAAATAATTCTAATTTACTTGTTTCTAAATTATTATATTTATTCACATAATTGCAATTGATAAATAATTCTTCCTGTGTAAAATTTTTGATATTATTATACAATTCTGGATTATAGAAATTATAATTCTTAATTATTTCATCTTGTTCTTTTGATAATGTATTATTATTACTATCACTGCTTACATTTTCAAATAAAAAATCAATTATTTTAAAAACATTAATTATTTCTTGATTTATATCTAATAATTTTTGTTTACTTTCTTTATTAAAAAATGCTGGTTTTATATTTACTGATCTTAATGGTAATGATGTTCCTAATGTATAATATTTTGATATGTGATTGTATAAATTTTGTTCAATTGCATATTTATCATTACTTGAAAAACATAAATTAGTTTTATCAATAGATGAAATAACACTTTTGACATTAGTAAAAATATTAGAATAAATATTTAAAATTAAACTTACTAAATGTTTATTTTTTTCATAATGTCTAATTAAATCCATATTTAAATAATTATTTCTAATATAATCTTTCTCATTTTTAGGTTTAATTGTTTTACCAGGAATACTATTTAAATCTTTAACTAAATCATTATTATTAGATAATGGAAATACATCATTGAAAATATTAATACTATTAATAGGATTTGATGATTGTATATAAATAAAATATTCAATTATTGATATAATTTTATTACTATTAATATTATAATTATAAATATTATATAGTAATATTATAAATCCTAAAACATTTGGACTAGAATCAGAAATCGTTGTAGTCGATGTTATATCTTTTATAAAACTATTTAAATCTTTTAAATCATATGAAGTAACAACATCATTTGGTTTAGTAAAAAATGAACTAAAATCATAAAAATTTATTTGTGTATTATCAATACTTGATGGACTAAATAAATTTTTTAAATCATTATTATCAAATTGTGTCGTTATATTTATAAGATTATTATATAAAACATTTAAAATTATTTTTTTAAATAATAATTTATAATCATCACTATTATGTTTATAAATCTTTGTAGGAAGATATAAAGAACTATCACATATATAATCACTATTTCCGATTTTACTAGAAGAATATATATTTGTTTTTGTTTTATTTAATTTTAATTCTTTTATATTTTTATCATCCTTAAAATTTGATTTTAATTTATAAGTATTATTATTTAAATCTTCATCGCTAATTTTATCATTAATATAATATTTTACATTATTTTCTAATAAATTAGAAATTTTTAATATTATATCATTATTATGATTATCAGTAATTTTATTTGGAAATTCATAATAATGAATTGAACTGATAGTAATAGAAGGTTGAATAATTTTACTTTGATTTTGAGTTATTATTGATGTTGTATCAATAGATAAATATATATCATTATCAACATTATTTATTTTAATTTTTATAGGAGATCCTGAACTATCATCTATATCTTTTTTAAAATTAATATATATTCTAGTATTATCATAATTAAATAAAATTGTTATGATATTATTTAAAATTGTGTCATAATCACTATCTGCAATAGTAGTTGATGTTGATGCAACGATTTCATTTATTTTTAATAAAATAATATTATTATCAAAAATATATCTTTTATTATTTTCACCAATTTCAATTTTTGGTGAAGCAGTAATACTTGTATAAATAATAATTTTTGTCTTATATGGTTCTAATAGAAAAATTGTTTTTTCAAGACTATGATATAAATTTGAATATTCTGTTCTTTTAATTTTATTAATATTATTATTTAAATATTTTAAAATAAGTGATTTAT